TCTAACGGCTATGGTGTATTCGGAATTAGAGTTAAGACCTTTCGGTAGCAACTCTGGGTTCTCTTCCAAAAACTGCTTCATGTTCTTCTGGTTAATCCGCTTGTCAAGTAATGATGGTTCTGCGTGCTCAAGAATGAACTTGTGCATCTGATCCCAGTCGCTTGTCCAATAAGATTGTTTAACCGTCCGGTAGAACAGACCTTCGGAAGTTTTGACGCTATCAACGTCGTGCTCTTTGCAGTGGTTTAACAAAGCCCCTTTGACAGTTTCAAGCTGCTGCACCAGCGGTGCGTCTTGTGCATCAAATTCGGCTTTTAACTCTGAACGTCTCTCACGAATCTTTATATAAGTCTTGACCAACTTGTCTAAAGATATGGATTCCCCGTTGCTCATTTCGATCTCCTTCACTTATCGAACGAACGACTATAATGGATAACTAGGTACTACGCAAGTAAATCATTGTATAAATCAATCATTTTTGTATGAACATTGATTTTATTGTCCAACATAGCATAAACACGTTTTTCTATGGCAGATCCTTGCAGTTGGACTATGGTACACTTGTGGTCTTGTCCCGACCTGTGCACCCGTGCGTTGGCTTGGGCGTACGTTTCTAATGAACTGGTTGGCCCCCACCACACTACCGTATTCGCCGCTGTCAGAGTCACACCATGCGCTGCTGCTTGGGGCTGAATAATTAATACCCTAGGGTCGTCGGTCTTTTGGAACTGCCTGAATATTTCAGTTCGATTAGATAGCGATACGTCACCACGAATAATCGCTGTACTGATACCATCATTCTGTAGTTTGTCTGATAGTATGTCGATGACGTGCTTGAAAGGCACAAAGATCAATACCTTCTTGCTAGATTCGTCGATGACCTCACGCAGAACCTTGTATCGGTGTTTAATATCAAACTCTAGCGTGTCACCGTTATCGGTATAGACCGCACCACAAGATATTTGTAGTAACTTGTTCATGTTAACTGCTGCATTGGCGGCAGTAACCTGCTCCCCTGCGGCATCCATAACCATCTTATCTCTTAACAACTTATAGTATTTAATTTGTTGTCGGGTCATTTCGACTTCGCGTTTGGTGTATACCATCGGTGGTAAGTCTAGACACTCATCTTTAGTGAACCGGATAGCAGGTTGTAATACCCTGAACACCGTATCAGTAGCATCTTCTTTAGGCACCCATCTAAAGTTACTTATTTTATACATAACTTGATCGCGGAACGCCCCGGCAAACCTAGGTACAGCAATAGGGTTAACAAGTTTTGCTAAACCGTACGCATCAACAGGACTCTGTGCAGCGGGAGTACCTGTCATCATCCATAACCATTTGTCTGGTGTCATCAACGCATTCAAGGTTTTCCAGCGTTTGGTTTGTGTATTTTTATAGTGAGTAGCTTCATCTACAATTATCAGGTCAAACCCACCGTCCATGATGGCATCCATTACAATCTCAACACCGTCATAATTTATTATCACGTAATCCGCGTCACCCCCTATGATCTCCCTGCGTTTTTTCGCAGAACCATACGCAACCGCAACTGTTCGGTGCATAGCAAAAGTAAATAAATCATTACGCCAAGCAGAATCCATGATAGATAACGGACATATAATCAGCACTCTGCGTATACGTTTGACGTTCATTAGGTAATCTGACGCCCATATTGCACTGGCGGTTTTACCTGTACCCTGCTCATTGAAGCAGAATGCACGCTTGTTTAGTGTAAGAAATGATGAAGTAGTTTTTTGGTGCTCGAACGGGGTATACCTACCAGTCCACTTGTACTTGCCTTCAATCGGTGAAGGCACTTTGATATTTAAGTTCTTCAGTACATGCGCTTCGTCTATACCCCACTTAACCACTACTTTGTTATCAGGTAGTTGTTTGCTTTCGGGTATAACAGTCGTCACTTTCTGCGGATTACGCAGTCGCAAAAGCAACGCTTTGTTATCTATAATTTCCATGTGTCCTCCTAAAGCCCCGCTTCGTCCACAGATGGGGCTAGGTCTGCTATGAAGGGTCTTTCGCTCCCCTGAACTAGCCTGATTTTTGTACTCTGCAACTGGAGGGTGCTTCGTACGTGGTTTAAAGACGCATCAGGTTCAGCGTCTGGTAGGCTTCTTCTGTCTCGCAACGGGTGCCTTCTTAAGGTTACGGCTACGGTTTTTACTTCGACTTTCTACCTTCACACCGTCTTTGTTGCTACCACCTCTCGCCAGTGGCTTGTTATGGCTAACGTCCTTGCCTTCTCGCTTGTCCGCTTTGCCGTTGTTATTCGCGTCTACACCTTCTTTGTCCATAGCACGTCGGGCACGTTGCCGCTCCATACGACGTTTGAACTCTGGGCTATCGACTGGTTTGTTTACTTGTTTCTTTCTGTCTGACTTATTTCTGTAAGGCATTTAACTTCTCCCGTTGTGCGGACACTCAAGCACCACGCAATGTGCTTTGCATAACCCGCTGGGGTTAGCGTTCCACGTATCATTCTCGAAGGCTGACTCCATACTAGTGTAGTCACCTAACCATTTACCCCATAGGTCACCCTGACCCGCTAGACTATATGTATCTTTTACTAACTCGTTTGACACAACAAACATCAACCCACCCCGTACCTCTGTGATATTGGGGAAGTGTTTGAATGCCGCCAGTGCCATCAACTCAAGCTGCCCTTTGTCAGCATAGCGAGCGTTCTTACCAGTTTTATAATCTATCACCCAAGCTAACTCACTTTCTTCATCAAGGATTACCAAGTCTGCAATACCGCGAAACCACACGTTATCCGCAAAAAAGTCGCAGGGTTCCAAGTTTTCGGTAAGCCCCATTTTATATTCGCATAACTTCTTACCACGTTTAGCGTTAAGCGCATCCAACCCGGCCTTGGCGTAGTTGAACTGTGGTGGTAGCGGTACGTTATCCCGTACGTATTTCTCGGCTGCTTCATGGAACGCGGTGCCGTAATACATGGCTTCCGTCTCAGGCTCGGAATAATCCTTAGCAACCTTCAAGTGGTAAAACTTCTTAGGGCATTGCTCGAATGCTTTTATCTTACTGAACGACCAAGGTGCTATGCTCATCACTCTTCCTCGGGCAGGAAATCATCTATTTCGATCAACGCATGGATGACTGCTACTAGTTCTGACTTACGCAGACTGATTGACTCCAGTACTGGTGGCTCTTTCGTGCAATCTAAGTGGTGGATCAGAGTCTTAATTTCACCGTCTTTTTTATGCACGGCTACTGACACAATCTCTTCACCTGTTTCTGCCATCCCCACCAAAGCTGCTATCTCGTTATCTAGTGGCTCCCTATGTTCTTCTCGTAGACGTAACTGCTCTTTATATTCTTCTAAATCAACAACTTGACTCATTCACAATCTCCGTAGGACTTGGCAACACCAGATTCACAGTTGATTGGTAGCCCGTTAGCCCAATAAGGTGTCCAACGCATACACTCTTCAATGTATCGCTGGGCTTCTGCAACTTCGTCCTCGGGGACACAACACACAACGGAGTCATGAACCGTCAAAACAACACGATATTTTTTAGCAATTTTTAGCATCTGTTCGCCTATTATGCAACGAGCCACCGCTTGACATACGTTCTCTATAACCTTCCCACCGTATATCCGGTTTCGGCCTCGACGTACCTTGTAGGTATACTCCATACCTTTCTCGCCTTGCTCACCTTTTATATCGTGGTAGTACATCAACAAGCCAGATGGTAATTTGATTGCGTTCTGTTCAGGCAACATTTCCAACACATCACCGATACCCAACTGGGTTTTATTATTCATAGTCATGTTTTCTATGGTGTATGAGGCGTCTTTCCACAACCTAGTTATGTGAAAATTTGTTTCTCTGTAGATGTTTATGACGCGGCGAGCTTCGTCTAGCTCTATGTCAAACCCAAACGATTGTAATTGGTCTTTGAAACGTACGGCTCCCATACCGTAACCAGCACCCAGAATGGTAGTTTTACCGACGAACCGCTGGTCTTTGGTCACATCTTCTTCTCGGTTGACGCCATATATCGACATCGCCATCTTCTTATACACGTCATCACCAACATGGAATGCTTGGGTTAGGTCGTCCTGCCCTGCTAACCATGACAATACGCGTGCTTCAATCTGACTTGAGTCGCAGTCAATCAGCATGTACCCATCAGGAGCAACCATACTTTTCTTGAGTTTCTTACCGTTTGGCCCACGGCTAGGCAGATTCTGGAGGTTGATCTTGTCAGCGCCACCCCAGCGTCCAGTATGTGCCGCATAGTATTTAACTGGTACAGGCAGCAACCCTCGCTTGGCTATGTCAATAAACCGTTGCGTCCGTGTTTCTTCTAAGGTGCTTTTGTTGCCAAGTCTGGCGTTAACAAGTGTCTGTATCCGCACGTCTTCGTGCTCTAACAACGCCTTGAATGCTTCATCCGTTTTGGCGAACGCGTATGTTTCTTTACCTGTGGTAGGACTTATCTTGGTTGGCGCAATAACGCCTAGCCCCCCAAGTAATTCGGCAAACTTGGGGTTACTCATCAAATCTTTCTTATCTACACCGGCATCCAGTAACAACTTATCCTTAATATCTTTGGTGTCTTCTAGATGCTGTTCCAGTAGTCCTAAATCTAGATCTAGCATAGGTTCGATAAACATGCGGAGGGTAAGATCTATAATCTTTAACTCTTGACGTGGGAATTTCTTACCCATTACACCAAATAACTTATAGGTAAGTTCCACATCGTTGATACAGTAATCGCCGTATCGACTCAACTCTGCCTCATTGAAATCCAACCGCTGTTTACCTATGGCACTTAAAACTTCGGTGCCTTTATCTCCGAGGTTATACCGTTCGGCCATCGCCTTGAGGCTTCCCCCAGCCTCCACCCCGTGAAGAGCACGACCAATGCACAAAGTGTCAGCCCACACCCTAGGATGAATATCAAATATCCAAGACAATATAGCACCATCAAACATGGTGTTATGAGCCAATACCATAGAGTTTCGCCAATCAAATTCCGTAAAATATTGCTTAAGCTGTTCATGTGTTCCACTCGCCCATTCGGTAGCTCCGTTGTTTACTTTTATAGCTACGCCGATCACTTCAAATCTAGGGTCACGTACGTACGCTTCTGTTGTCATCTTACTCAACGAAAACTCTTTGTCGTAGTATGTCTCGAAATCTACCGTTATGAGATCCATAATTTATCCAGTAACAAGTTATCTGCAAAACCGTTAATTACCAAAGTCCACATTGTCAATAGTGTTAAATTTGGACTTTTTGGACTTTCTAAAAATCAGTAGGGGCCTCGCACCCCTCCGGTGTCAGTTATACGTCCTGTTTAGGCGGGCTTTAACACACTAGAAAGTTCACGCCATCTGAATTATTGTAGGTTGGCAATCTCACCACCGCACGCAAAGTACCCTGCACCATCAACCCAGTTGTCGATATGGTTAGGGTTCTGCTTGATTCTCGCTACCTTGAGCAAGGCCATCATAACTGCTACATCGTGAGCTTTGACGGGTGTGCCTAAGTGCACTGACCAGTATTGAGCAATACGTGTAAAGTTATCCTCTGCATCGCCATGATCTGATTGTCTGTCTTTAGTTATGTAGGCTTTCGCTATATCTAACAGGTTGCCTCTCGTTGCCAATGGCTGCGGCGGTATATCGTTATGTTCCTCATAACTTGTTTGTACTTCTGCACTTACTCCAGCAACCTCCGCCAACACCGACGTTTTGTGTTCCTGTCGTGCACTGTTTTCCGGACTCGCTACCAACACTGATGCTTTTCGTTCCGCATCTAGTTCAACCAACGCTGCATAGTGTTCCTCTGCTTTAACTTGTTTACGTACTAAGTGCGCGTAGCTGGGACTACAATTAGCTTTCTCAGCCACCAAGCGTACACCCCAACTAGGGTATTTTGCCATTATATCAAGTACCTTCCTTCTCTTATTCACATCCTTCTCCTAGAAATCGAACTCATATTGATTAGGGTCATTGGACTTGGCCCCCAGTAGGAACATTACATCCGTCCAGTTATCCTCGTTTATCACGACGGCAACACCACCCACTGCGGCGATGTCATCGAGATTCTTTTGCTGTAAAGCTGTTGGTGTGTTCTTCCCAGCCTTACATTCAATTCCAAAAAACTTACCGTTGTAGCACCCAACAATGTCCGGTACACCGCTCTTACCGTACCCGCCTGTTGCAGGAAAGAAGTAGTAGGCACCGATCAATTTAAGCTGCTCGGTTACCTTGCGTTTCACTTTAGCTTCGGGGGTCATGCGTTCTCCTTGGGAACTGGTATCGAAGTGTTGCAGAAATCAAAAGTGTTGCAGAAATCAAATGTTAGGGAACTCCCTAACAATCTATTCATCCTCTAGTTTTTGCTCGATCAATTTAAACAATCGATCAATGTTGCTGCTGATGTCTTCAAGACTACGTGCCATGTTCTCCACAGCACGCACCACGTTTTCAGTCTGTTCATCGTTCATTGGTAGTCCTCATTGATAAACCCAAAACGTATTCTCGCTGATACGTTTACCTATACCCTCAACAGGCACGGTCGGTGGGTCAGTAGAAGTCATCATCAGTAGGGCAACCTTCTCTTGCATCCACTGCGGCAACTTCTCTAACCCACTATACGTGTCTTCCACATCACTGTCAAGACAATACATTCCAATACATTGCACTCTCACACAGCTTTTTCCATCGTCTACCATGACACGGTACATTGTGTCATACCCACCATCACTGGTTGACATAGAATACCCCGTCGTTCATGCGGATGCCCACGCCGTCTACATATTCATCCAGCTCACACATCATTAACACAGACAACTTACCGGATAAGTGTTCAGGTAACGTATCGGCAGTATATCGTTCTGCTGGTTCGGTAGAGACTTTGTAGTCCCAAGTATTATGCGCGTTCTCAAGGAACGTCACATCAAACATCTGTTGATCGTTAAGCATGTAGGCACGCACAAAGAACATGTGGACTTCGGATGTCTGTAATGCGTACTCATCAACCTCATTCAGGAACGCTGCTACCTTACTACCGAAATCGGCATCAACAAACTGATACCCACTGGCAACTACCGCACGTAGTTCGACTTGCAGTTGATTGTGTTGGGTGACTGCTGTTTGCGCGTTCTCGACTTTCTCTTGGTTCTCACGGTTCGTATCACGCACTTTACGTACAACGGGGTAGGCAAAACAATCGTTCAGCTCTTTGGGTGTGTACGGTCGTAGATGTGACAGCGCATTCTTTATCGCACGCTTGGGGTTGGTACTCATCAGCATGTGGTGTTGGTCGTTATGGCTGCTGTACTTGTCGTTCCTAATGGTGTGAGAATACACCGCGATAGTCTTGTACGTACCTTCTCCCTCAATACGGTAGTCGTTGTATCCAACCCAACCCAGCGCATACAGATCGTTCGGGAGATATACATACAAACTTTGTTCGTTATTACCGCGAGGCGAGAACTTACATGTCGGTAACTTCTTTGCCAGTGCCTCAAGGAACGTAGCGAACGCACCCTCGCCTTCCCTTTTATGGTGGGCAATATAATCATTGATATTGGTCGGCGCTACAGACCCTGTTTCTACCGCTTCTAGTTCTGAAACTAACTTTCTTTTTGCACTCATGTCGTCCTCCTACAGACTTAGTTAACTTGCTAATCCTACTGCTACTCCAACAATCCCATGATTCATTATCACAACCATGTCTTTACAGGTCATGGGTAACGTATCTTCATGGGGGTGTGTTTGCGTACGGTGCTTACTGGTTGCACTCGCTAGGGGAATCGCGTACTTCTCAATGTTCTCATACCACGTACCATTCTCCCAAATGAATAGCGGGAAGTGGTCACCATACGATGTCACGACGTACCGATCACCACGCCACTCTCCGTATAGGTTGTTACCGTGAAACCGCTCACGTTTCTGCACGTACTCTCGCGCTGTTACATTAGTTATCCTTGGTGCCATCTCTCTTCTCCTGTAGTCTGGGATCTCCCCGTTGTTTAATTATGTTAGCCACGGTTACACCGCTCAAACCTACTATCCTGCCGATACGCTTGAAGCTGTACCCTCGGTTGAAATACCGATCAAAGATTGCTTCCTCTAATGCCGCACGCGTAGCGTACTTGCCGCTACTCAGGGGTCTACCCTTCCTCATCGGCTTGGTTGATTGGGGGTGTCGCTCCATTTAGATATCTCCTTTCGTCCTCTTGTGCAGCTATTTCATTTTCTAAAATGTCCCAATTAGATTCGTAGGCAGCATCCCAGTTATCCCAATACCCATTTGCTATATCTTCGTTTGCCATGATGACAGCCATGTGGTTAATGCAGGGTTCGTGATTAAACGGTAAACATAATTGTTCCATTACTACTGCCTCCTATAGTTGGTTTGGGGGTGCCGCTCCCCCATCATATAGATTGTCTCAGTCATACCTTTCCTCATAACTTGTTTATAGGTGTATACGTTGTTGGGGGGTCTGCATCTGCTATATGTCTGCATATATACCCTATACTGCGTAAGTCTTCGTATGCGTCTTCAGCCTCCTCCCCCGCAAGGAAGTGCCGTTCTTCAATGTCCTCCAACTCCTCTCCGATACGAACAAACTTACAGGCGTAGGGAAATTTACGTTCCTGCCAAAAGAGTTCCGCGAGTTCTTCTGCACGCTGTAAGGCTTGCACATCTTCAAAGTCTTCATACCATTTAACGTACTCGCTTTGGTATACCATCAACAAGGAACCGTCCTTCTCATAGCAATCCCAAGCCCGCAACAATACTTCATGGTCTATTACCCGCTGATCCATAGCGTATACAGCCAATACTTCTTTAGCGTGGTCTTTGTTAGGCCATGCCAACGCATAAAACACATCGCTCCGATACCCCATAAGTCACCTCCTCATAACTTGTTTTTGGCAATGTGCACAACCTTGCCGCAGTCGGGCTTGGCTCGTTCAAAGTCGTAGATGGCCCACAGTATGGGACATGTCCACGTACCCCAGTCGAACACGTACCCATCGGTAAACACAATCACAGCTTGCGGGTTGATCTTGTGCTCGGTCATGTACTCGGACACACAACTCACGTCGGTACCACCGCCACCCGCTGGCTTGGTGCTTTGCACTAGGGTATCGGTTTCGGCATGGTCGTATGTCTCATCGGCACACACCTCGGTATCCCAATACAATAGTCGGATGCGGTCGGGTCGCACGTTGTCACACACTGACTTGATCTCGGATAGGAACGTAGTCAACTCGCGCTGACCGATAGACGCTGACGTATCAACAGCAACCACCAACTCACCCACACTCTGACTGATACCGCTAGGCATATACACGCCAGTAGATATGAACTTACGATTGGGTCGAGACCATGTTGAAAAGTCGTTACCAGCACACGTTGTACTGATGAACTCACGCAACACATCACGCCAATCAATCTGCGGTTTGAGTAACGCCTCAAGGTCACGGGCACCACCACTGCCTAGCTTACCGGCAACGAGTACACCCTGACGTATTGCTTCCTCAACCTCACGCTCAAGGTCACCCTTCTCTTCCTCGCTCAACTGCTCGGCTTCCTCCCAACCATGATCGTCAAGACTGTTACCCACACCACGGCCATCATCACCCTCGGGTAGCGAGTCATAGATCTTGTGGAATACTTGGGCAGTATCCATGCTACGGTATTGCTCATCGAACAACCCAACCTTGGGCATTTTGATAAACCCCTCGCCATTGTCACCGTCAACCAACTGTACGTTGATAACATAGTCACACGCGACATTGGCTACCTGTGCATGTTTGTCGTAGAGATGTTTCCACGTAGTCAAGTGCTGGTACATCTTGTGGTAACACTCGTGCAGTATCAGGAATCGCAACTCGGCATCGTTCAACCCATCGACAAACGCTCGGCCATACATCTCGTCACGTCCATTGGTACACGCGGTTGGGACGGTATCATCTACCGTCCGGTCACCAATCATCAGCACGCTGGATAAACCCACGTACTTGTCATGCGCCATGATAGCCATGACAGCTTTTTGTAACCGCTGTTCGGCGGTCAACGTCTGGTTAAGTGCTAACATATTTCCTCCTCCCCTAGTTCTGATAACAACTTAGTGTGTGACGCATGAAGTACATTCAACTCGCATCTGAGTCGCTCGACCTCCAACCATAAGGCTTGGTCGCCGTGACGTAACCTGCTCCACCACCCCTGCGCTTTCGGCGTTGGTATTGGTTCGGCAGTAACGACAGGCTTGGGCTTGGGCTTAGTCTTAGGCTTGGGCTTAGTCTTAGGCTTAGTGTTAGGGACTTCCCTAACTGGTTCAGTCAAGACAGGCTCGGCAGTAACGATAGGTGTAAACAAGTCTCCCTGCGGTGTAATGCTACGCCTTCTTTTATCGTATAGGGCAGGTGCGATTTCCCCACGTTTACGCAGTCTGTATACATGCACATCGATTGCCTTGGGTGTACGCCCCATCAATGAGCCAATCTCCTCATAAGACTTACCCTCTTCGAGAAGCTGTATCAGGTACGCGTTCAGTTCCGCAGTCCACATAAATTTCTTCCCTATAGGGTCTATAGCTTCTGCGGCACGTAGTGTACTAACCCTACCTGCTACCCCACCCCTAGTACGCCCTAACTTCTTAGCCATATACTCATGACTCTTACCGTTTTGGTGGTACCACAGCAACTCTATGTCTTCTTCCCTAGTCCAAGGCTTGCTCTTGTTTTCTACTCTTGCCATCTTCCCTCCTCCTTACTTGTCTGCTGTAAACAGATAGTTGTTGTCCATCGCCCACTGCGTGAACTTCTTGTTCTGCATGACGATAGCTTGTTTGGCGTACTTCTTACCGCGTACACCGTTAGCGAACACACCCTGCGCTTCCTTGGATAGGCGCAACATGTAGGTCATCCACTGGTCAACCCAATCACGTTCGAGTGTTGATAACACCTTATACACAACCATCATCACAGCGCCCGCACTGGTAGGCACAAGTGCAGATTGAGGGTCTGACTTGATCGAGTCGATGGATGGTAACTGATCGGCTAGTCTGGCAAATGCCATAAGGTCACCTGCGGCTGACCCACCGATGGTGCCAATGAGTAAAGACGTTAATGTCTTGTCGTTGAACTGATCGCGGACTTTCATCCAATCACTGGCCGCTTCGAGCGAACGCGGAGTCACAAACGCCGTACGGGTAGACCGTGGGTGGAATATGTAGTCGTTGTCCTCGGGATCTTGCACATCGCGGAAGTCGGCAAACGCTTTGTCGTTGTTGCGGCACCACCCCAGCACTGTCGGGTCAATGTCGTTGTTGACACCCCACTCGATCCACTGTTCCCATGTCGGCTTGGTAGACTCGATCACCGTCAAGCGATTGAGTGCATGTGCGGGTAACATGTCACCGACACCCTCAGCACCTAGGTTAGTTGTGGCAAACACAATACTGTCAGGATGCAGGGTATAGCTACCGATCTTACGTTCGAGCATCATACGTAGCAGCGAGAGCTTGACCGCTGGATTCGCTTTACCGAACTCGTCAATCATTAGGATGATCGGCTTGTCATGGTGTGCACCCAACTCCTCGTTGGTCAGGTATCGCACGAACCCACTACCGTCATCCATGTGCATGATGTCAGGGATCGTCACGTCGCCCAGATCCTTAGTGGTCGTGTCGAAGTAACACGGGATGTGCTTGGGTTTCTCTACTGATAGCATGTTAAGTAGAGATGTCTTACCCGTACCCATGTGACCTTGCACAAGTATGGTACGCTGATGACCACCAGCAATGATTGCTTGGGCGATCTCGTCTAGGTTTACCGCATACAGATTGGCTGATGTTGCCATGTTATGTCCTCCTTCATTGGACTGGTTGTTGTGTTAGGGAAATCCCTAACAAGTTACTGCTAAACACACTACCGCTTATTCCTATGCACTCGGTTGTACTTGGCGTACGTCCGCGTATCAACGTGCTTGAAATAGTGCATCGTCTCGCTTGAATACATATACATATAGTGCCACTTCGCTTCCTCATCCATCCCGTTACGGATGGCATCCTCGAACGCATCGCGTGGGTGCAACACCACACGCCCATGCTTGAACCACAACCGCTCTTCTGCTTCGCTGTATCTCATCTCAGTTCTCCTCCCCTAATGGTTTCGATGTATACACGGCATACTTCACTGCCCACTTAGCGAACAACTCGGACTTGAGCATCGTACTCTGCGTTTCTTTCGGTAACGCACGGAACGCTCTACCGAACTCACCATAGCCAGCAAAAAGACGGTCGCGCTCGTTTGATAACGCCCGTACTGGTGGGTGTGCCTTGATATACTCTTCAACTACTAATTCTTCAAAAATCATCTCACTCTCCCTATAGCTGTGTTTTACAAGTCAATGGTGGGTAGGTTACTGATAACGTCTGCTACCACCGCTTTGGTTTCGGCACGGAGGTGCTTGTCCTCACGTAACGCCTCGGGCGATAACGGCATCTTACCCAGACCACGGAACTGATCTTCAAGTTTGGTGCGTATCGCTTCCATCTGAGTGTCACCAGTCAGGTTGCACGCTTTGAGCATGTCAATCATGTCGAGCACACCGTCAAACGTGCTAGTGGCTAGTCGTTTTTGTTTTGGCTTGCCGTCCTTACGCTTATCCGTACTGTCATCGTCGAGACTATTTTGCAGTCGTTCGAGATAAGTGCGGGTACGGTTGAACACGTCATCCATTGCTTTGGTGATCTGCGTTTCGTAGTGTTCCTGATATTGTGTTTTCAGGATAGCAGCTTGCTCGTTGCCCATGTCAACCCGAAAGTCACCAGCCTCGGGCACAGGTGAATAGGTCACAGCAAACCGGAACTTTTTGTCAAGATCATGCACTGACATGTAGTCGGCATCGTTGAACAATGTGCCCAACTTAGCGCGAGACTGGATAATCTCCCAGTCGTAAACATCTATGAACGCTTGCACCAATCGGTCGAACTCTTGCTCGAAGGCAGACATTTGGTTTTGGTAATCGAAGAACATCGCAGTCGGTATCAAACGCTGCCCCAGATCTGACCACGGCATGGTGAGTGCATAGTGCTGGTTGCGTACGTTACCCACGAACTTCTGGATAGCATCTAACTCGGCACAGTCACCAAGTAATTTCTTACTGACATTTGCTGTACCCGATGCCGCGTTGTTTTGCATGGTGATCTGCGCTGATGCGCTTTTGTCTTTCTTGCGTCCTGTCCAGACTGACGCGTTGAACTCGACGATCATGGCACTCGATTGTATTGATGGTGCCGATACCTCGGGCGTTACTGTTAAGATGTTCTGTGTATTCATTATCATATCCTCATAAGTTGTTAGTGTTAGGGATCTCCCTAACAAGTTTTGGTGAAACATGAGAAAGGAACCCCAATCTCATTAAACTATTATACCCTAAATGGAACGTAATGTCAAGTGATGTCATATGATGGCGTAATGTGGAAACCGCTGTAATGTCTCATAATGTCTCGGAATGTTCTGTTGAGGGTGGTTGCAAGTTACTGAAAATAAACAAATGTTCCGATTGTTCCTGTTTTCATGGAATTACTACCTATTTCCCTTGGGGGAAGGGAAGGCAGGGTAAAGACGAACAAAACCTTCCCTTAATTTACCTTTGGGTAGTAATTCTATAGAGTAGCGAACAATACAATATATATATATATATATAGGGAATACATTCAACTAAACATACAATACTTTCCTTTATATTCCATCGCCATCCACTATTCAAATGTTCGTTTCACTACCGAACATTGTAGGAACATTAGGGGAACATTATGGAACATTACAAGCGACCCTGCCGAACAATGTTAGGGATCTCCCTAACACGCTAACGTGCCCTTCCCACAGTGCCCCGCACCGCTACGCTAGGAACTGGTATCATCGCAGTAACACGTTTGACGCAACGCTACTCTAGGAACTGGTATCAACC